TCCGCGACCACAGCGCAAGGCTTTCCGGCTCAAAGCCGCTGCCGTCTTTCATGTGCGCGACCATGCGGTCGCCGTCATCGACGATGCTGACCTTCACGCCACCAACCTCGAAGATCATTGCCACGCCTCCTGCACCCACTGGATCGGACAGTTGTGCGGCTTGTGACTGCCGCCGAAGTTGACGATGCTCGCGCCCTTCGGCGGATGACCGGTCAAGTTCCTGTAGTTGCAGAAGAAACCTTTCGGCAGCATGTCCTGCAAGAATGGTGCGGTCGGGTACAGGTCTTCGATGATTGCCTGATCGCCGTGCCGCACGTGCCGCGACAGCAGCAACGTGCGGCGCTTGTCGAAGTTCGTCCAGATAAAGCCCGCCTGCCCGCCGCCGATCACCATGATGCTGGAATTGTACTTGCACGGATAGTTCGTTACGCCCGCCAGCCGCGCGAAGTTTTGACAAATCGCAAATTCCCCGGCCACAGCCGTCAGCGGCAACAGGCTATTGATGATCACCGTGTCGAGGTCGATGTAGACCACCTTCGACAGGCCGCGCCACTCCAGCGAGAACAGAACCATCTTTGCAAACCAGCCGAGCAGGCCAAGGTCTGTCACGTCGACAAACACCACGCCCTCGCACCGCTCTGGTTGATCGGTCAGGCACACCATCACATGCGGGCGCATCAGATGGCGCGACACCATGTTGCGCAGCTTTGTGACGTATTCCATGCCGTAGAGAGAACCGGTGCGGACACAGGCGACGATCAATTCACTTTCCGGCATCATGTTCTGCAAACCAGCCCAGCAATCGGTCGGCCACCTTATCCCAAGTCTGTTTGCGCGCCAGTGCCTTTGACTTCTCGATGTCGATCTGACTGAGGATCACGCTCCACGGTGCGCGTGTGCCTTCGTACTGCACATGCCGCACAGTATCGAGCCGGTCCTGATAGATCAGCCCGCACGGCGACGTGATCAGCGCCCCGCAATACGCCAGTTCAAGACAGGTCAGGCCGACGCTTTCCTTGTGCGTTGCCATGTAGACGGTTGTCTTGCGATACTCTGTGGCGATGTCTTCGAACGGAATGTGCTGCCGGTCAAATGATTTGAACTGCACGTTATTGATGTCGATGTCCTCTGCGCCGCCATTCACCAGCCGCCGCAACCGGATCGAGCGATAGCGTTCCTGCCAGCCGCCGCACTGTGCGAACATCGCCGCATCCAGCGTCACGCCCTCGGTCACGTCAGGCTGCCCGCTCTTGTAGTACGGATGATCGATCAGGATGCGAAGCTCGCCTTGCTTCTGCTCGGGGTACAGCAACTCGGCATCAGCCGCCCAGCCGATGTAGTGGTTGCGGTCGGCGTAACGCTCCCAGCTTTTCGTGCGCAGCGCGTCGTCACGAAACATGAAATTGCAATCGACACCGATCATGTGTTCGGACAACCAATCGTGCACGAGGCCATCGCGCATCTGCGTGACCTTGCCCCTGACCTTGGTGCCGATGATCGAGGCGCAGCCGACCGGCTGGTGCGTGAACCAGCGCAGGCCCAGCGCCAGCACATGGTCGGCCCCGGCAGGGTCAACATCCCTGAGATAATTCAGCGGGTCTTTGTGCTTGCCGTCGATGAAATGCAGGTCAACGCCGCGCGCCCGCAACTCGCGCATCAGATAGAACGCCTGTACCCCGGTGAAGTTTTTCACCTTGCGCCGGTCGCGGATGTCAGGGCCGATTACCATCAGCTTCATGTGCCGCAGCTTTCCAGTTGCGCCCGCCACTCGTTGGCAAACTCACAGCACTCATAGCCGGGGATGTTCGGTGTTCCTGTCGTGAAGTGGACCAGCTTGGCCTTCGGATTTGGCGGCACTTCCCCGACAAGGTGGTTCCACGCCGGGTCAAGCTCACCGATGTCATTGTCGCCCAGCCACGTGAACTGGTGCAGCCACAGTCCGCGTTCGCGGTTGACGACATCCGGTGTCAGCAGGCGTGTGCGCGGGTGATCACAATTCCACGCCACCACGCTCGACCAGTTCTTTCGTGCATAGGAGGTCTGTATCTGACCATCCATCTTGACCATGCTGTTCGGCTGGTGATTGTGCTTCACCACCATACAGGCTTTGCTGCGGTCGCATTGCACCAGCAATTCGGTCAGACTGACCCGCGCCATGACATCGGCATCGACGAAGATCGCCCAGCCGCGCTTTGCCAGATACGGCACGAGGAAGCGGCTGATGGCAAACTCGGTCGCCATCGGCGCACCGCTGATGACATCCCACAGCCGCCCCTCGCGCACCTCTGTTGGCCTACTGTACAGGCCGCGCGTCCGCAGTTCATTGAGGACCAGCCCCTTGATCGGCACCGGCCTGACCAGCCGTGTACGGATGCTGCGCAGGGCAACGGCGAAGCCGACTGTCTCTGCTGGCCTCGGGTCGAAGCCAACCCAGATCGAAGGGGTGGCCTCGGGTGCGGGCACTCAGTTGGCTCCGTTACTGCGGACGTACTCTACGCCTTCCTCCAGCGTCATCTTTTCAAAGCAGGTGATGTGCGAGGTCGGACAGGCGTTGATGACGCTGATGCGATGCTCGGTGATATACGGCAGGTACGTGTCGAAGTGCTTCGACCATTCCAGCCAGTTCGCCGCACTCTGGTGCATCTTGCGAACGTAGTGCTGATCGTTGTGGCGGAACGCCTTGCCCTCGACCATGTGCTGCACGGCGACACCGGGATCGTAGTCGAAGCCGAACAACACGATGTCTTTGGCCCGCTTGTGCAAGGCAACCTGCAACGCGCCATAGCCTGACGTGCCGCCGCCGAAGATTTCGCCGGGGTCTTCCGAAATGCCTTCACCGGTCAGTCGCCGCAGAAAGGTGACGTTCTCCGATGGTGGCGGCCCGGTCTTGTCGATCTGCTCGACCGGCACCGCCCAATAAACGCGGCTCTGCACATTCGCCAGCTTGTCGCGCCAATCCATGTAGCGCGGCATGTCGAGGCCGAAGCCTGCGTCGGCCCACGGGATGTCGAAGATCGATCCCTTGACCGCCAGCACGTGTGCGCCGCGCAACTGCTCAAAGTCAAAACCGGCCAGCGACGTGCCGCCGCCGACAATCGCCACCGGCCTGTCATCCCAGAATGGTTCCTTGATTTGCCCGTAGAACTGCATTGTCCACCTCATGTTAAAGGCGCGCACCATCCCACAACGGTGCGCGCCCTACCATCCCTCGGCCAACTACTTCCGCTTCGATGGCGTCACGGTCGGCTTCTGCGGCTTGAGAATGACAATCGTCTCCCAGCCGTTGTCCGGCGTCCAGATGCAAGTGACTTTCATCTTCTCGCCATCAACCGTGACCTCTGGCGGGATAACAATCGGCGGCGTCGGGCGTGGGTCGCCCGGTCCCCAGATGTACACCGGCAACCAATCGCCTGACCCTACCGGCAGGCTATTGTCGGGGTGCGGTTGATCCCCCGGCAGATCATGATCGGGCCTTGGCTGCGCTCCCGGCAGCGTGTGGTCTGGATGTGGTTGATCACCCGGCAGCGCATTGTCGGGATAGACCGGAACACCGGGCGGAAGCGGGTAGTAAATCGGATGCTCGGGGTGTGGCAGTTCACCGGGCAGCGTGTGGTCTGGCCGTGGCGGCGCACCTCCCGTTGGCGGTTGCGGCTGCGGTGGCGTCGGCCCCGGCGACGGTCGTGGCGGCGGCGAGGCGCTGCTGAGTGGGATGATCATCGCATTGATGACGGTCTTACCTTGAGCCATTCGAAATCCTCCTGTTGGGTTGGTCGCGCCTGTCCTCTAGCACGTCTCCATTACGTTGCGATGGCTGTGTCGACGCCACGGTTGTATTGCAGACGGAACTGCGCCAGCACGGCGAAAATTCTCAATTGATTGATGAGGTCTGGCGGGTAGAGAACGTTGACGCGGTTTGGATCGTTTGGGTCGCGCTCGACAATCAGGTTTGCCTTGAAGGCCGTTGCGTTCTCCACGCGGCCCAAGAACTCATCGAAGCGGTACTGCGCAATGAGTTCTGCCTTGATGATCTTCGGCGTCACCACCGCCTGACCGGCACCAAAGCGGGTGCCGTCATCAGCCAGCTTGTGGCGCGGATACTTCGTTGTGATCGCATAGCGTTGCGAGCGGAACAGCGCGGCCAGTGTGGCGAGTGTCGGGACTAGTTCGTATGCGTCGTCACCCTGTCCGTACAGGTTCTTCTGGTAAGTCGTGCTTTCCCGTTTGATCGACGGGACGCCATCGGCATTGATCGCCTGCGTGGCAAGCCCGACCCACGACAGATCGTTCATGTGCCGCATGGTGAACCGCTGATGTCGTGGTGCGGGCAAGCACCCCTCCATCGGCAGTGTCTGCAATGGTCGCGCAGGATCATTGACCAGAGCACGTGCCGCCTTTGCAGCGTAGGCAGCGGCCCAGCACCATGACGGCGTTGGCGAGTTTGCTTCCACCGCCATGATCGACATGACGCCTGAGTTGTTGTTCGGGCCGTACACCAGCAGATCGTCATAACCGCGCGGATCGCCGCTCGTGGCGATGCCATGCCGCGCCGCGAACACGTGCCCGTAAAGCTGGCGCATCCAGCCCCAGCGTCCGGTGTCGCTGAAGCCGTACTCGCTCTCGATGGCCATGAGCGCGTTGCTGTCGGTAAAGCCCATTGCGACGTATTCGTAAGCCTCGTCGCCCATGTTGAGGATGGCCTGCGCAATGTCCGGCGTCCCGGTGCCGCCCGCCAGCTTGTTCGACGCCAGATCGATGCCCAGACCAATCGGCACTTGCTCTGCCGCCAGCGCCCCGCCGTAGGCAAAGCGGATGTCGATGTCGTTGCCGACAGCGCCCTTGAAGCGCGCGGTCAGCGTCACCGCCGGATCGCCGGTCGCGGTTTGCGATGCAATCACCGGCATCGACAGGTCTTTGCTGATCGCATTGACGATGTTATTGGCGACAATGCCGGGGTCTTCGCCAACCTGCACCAGCACCGGCACCATGCGCCCGCCGATGTAGACCGGCAGCGTACCCGCCGCCGTGGCCGGTGCGGTAATGGTGAAGGAGCCTGTCGCCGCCACGCCGGATGCTGGCTCGGCAATGCCGATGCCCCACAGTTCCTGCGCGAAGTTGTTCTTGAAAAAGAACTCGGCCATCCCGTCAAGCTGCGAGCCGTAACCGAATTGCAGGCGGGCGTCGGCTTGCGATGCAATCGGCACCGGCACGTCAGGCGGTGCGGTGCCGTCTGCGCCCATGTAACCGATCAACAGTGATGGAAGCCGCGTGCGCGGATAGCCTGCCATGCTCGGGTCGACTTCAACCCAATAAAGTGGCATCCGCCAATTGGCGGGGATTTGATTGAACGACACGGGCATTGTCAGTGTCTCCTTCTGCGGCCAGAGGTGATTGGCATCATGTGCCTGTCTCGATGTCGTAGACGCGGTCGAGTTGCGGCGTACCGCTGTCGACGTGCGCCTTGTCGGGATATTGCGTGGTGATGTGGATCGTCTCCAGCCAATCCGGCACCACAGGCGGCCAGTAGCTGGTGAAGTCGAACACCATCTCCACGCGGATTTCGAATAGCGTTGTCTCGCCAACCTTGGCGTACTGCGCGATGCGGTCCATCGCCGGGATGCCTTCGGCCAGCTTGACGAACTTTGCGCTGGTCAACAGCAGGTCATCGATTTCCGACATCGTCTGCTCAAGCTGGTAGAGCTTGTTCTGGTCTTCGGTTTCAGCGTGGATCGCGCCAGACAGACCAATCGTCAGTTGATGCTTGAAGCGCGGCTCGGCCTGATTTGCTTGTCCGTCCTCCGTGCGCCGTTCGCGCAGGATGTGAATGGCAAGGATCGGCAGGTCTTGCGGCGTCACCTGCAACAGCGGCGTGTTGCGATAGGTCTTGAAGCGCGTGCCGAAGTAGGCCACGCACATGTCGTAGGCGGCCTTCTGGATGTTAAGAGCGTAGCTGCTCATGGTGCCGTGTCACCCGTATCGGGCGGCTCCTGCGTTCGCAGCAACAGGTCGCAGCCGCCCTGCCCATCGTCGTCAACGTCACCGACCCAGAACTTGAAACCAAACGCCCAATGATTTTGCTGCGTGATTTCGATCAGGTCGCCGCGATCCGGCGTGACATCGAAGTCCTTGTGGCGAACGCCCAGCTTTGTCTGCTGGTCGGAAAAGATCGTGTCGTCCTGCATGACCACATCAAGCGCCGTCGATGAAAACACACCGAAGTTGTCATAGGCAGGTGCTCCCGGCTGCGTCACCAGCGGCGTCACCCGAATGGCGATCTTGAAGATGTCGCCTGCGGTTTGCAGCACCAGCGTGTCGAAGTCGATCATTGCCGGTCCTTAAAGAGGGCCGCATTTGCGCGGCCCAAGTCTTGGGGGGAGTTCTTTATCGCCGCCCGCGTCCACGACCGGTTGTCGCTTCCTCGGCCTCGCCTTCGCCTTCGTGCGCGATCTGTCGGCGGTCGTTACCTTCAATCGCTTTGCCTTCGCTGTCGTACTCGACCATCAACGGCGCGGTGCCATCGATTGTCGCGCGTTGCAGCGCCGCAGGCTTGGTGCACATGTTGAGCGCATTCATCTGCGTGTCGAAGTTGATGCCCTTGTCGTTCGGCATCGGATACTGCTTGACGTAACGCGGCAGACCCATCGTGTTGACCGTCTCGATGTAGTCGGCAGGCGCATAGAAAGTCTTGAACAGGTCGGGCGTGCCGGTCGGATAGATGTACGCCGCGTTGTTCTCGACCATCGGCGTGGTGCCGACATAGCCGCGATAGTTCGTCCAGTTGATGCCGCCAAACAGGAATGATCCCCACACCTGTCCTGCGGAGACGTACTGCGTGCGCAACTCCTGCGCCTGCAATGCCGCGATGTAGGTGCCGCGCACTTCGGCATTCTTGATCAACGCATCGAAGAAGCCGTCGCCGCAGATCGCTTCGACGCCAGAAAACGGAACGCCGTCCAGCGCCTTGCCGACATTGCGGATGATGGTGTTACACGCCAGCCGCAGCGAGCCGTCATTGGCGGCTGAACCGAGATTGAGGTTGATCACGGTCGGCACCGGGATGCCATACTCGTTGTAGAGATCGAGCTTGGTGCCGTCCGCGTAGGTCACGACACCCTTGATCGCACCAACCCGGCTGTACTCCTGCGTGTACTCCAGTGACTGACCGGATTGTGCCATCCGTTCACCCACCTTCAGCATCACGCTTTCGGTGCCGTTCTCCTGTCCGAACGGACGCACACCCTGCACTTCCTCGGCCATGACGGCATCGTTGATTTCAAAGTGCGGCACGGTCAGCATCCGCATTCCGCGCCGTGCGCGTGGCATGGTCCGACCGGGACCGCCGCGCGGCGTCGGCGCAATCAGCGTCAGCGTGTAGTTCTTTTCTTCGATGACCACCGCCGTGACGGCGATAGAGCTTTCCGTGAAGATGCCCCGGCTTGAGACATAACCGGGAACGAACTTCAGATTGTTGATGGCAAGCGACAGCGGCACCACACCGAAGGCATCGCTGCGAAAAATATCGAGCATTGTCGTTATCCTCGTTTGTGCTGCCTCGCGGCGAGCGTTGATGAACGTCCGCTAGATGCGGACTGCGATGCCTTTGGTGCCCAGCGTTGTCGCGCCGATGACCTGTTCGGCGGTCGACATCGCTCCCCAATTGATGAGGCGACCGTTGACCTCGGCATTGCGTGCGATCACCGCGATACGCAGCCCATCGGTCGGGTTCGATTTGCCCGCATAGATCGTGATGGCCTGACAATCCGCGCCTGCCGCCGCCACCACATAGGTCGCCGGTTTGTCGGTTGTCGCCGCTGCCGTCATTTTGCATGGCGTGCCGACACCGACTGTGGTCGGGTCCGCAAACCAAGCGTTCTCGCGCGACTGATGCCCATTGCTCTCCGACAGGATGAATTCTGCGGAGTGGGCCTGTTCCGTCAGTACAGGAAACTGTGACATCGTCTAGCTCTCCTATGTTGCCCTGCGGGCATTGAGTTTGTCGGTGATCTTCCCCCACATCGACGCGGGGGCTTTCGCCGGATCGACCATCGGATGCTGTGGCATGATCGAATGCTCCGTGGTGCGCATGGTCAGTAATTCCTTGCGCACGTCCGCGACCGGCGTTGCGGCCCGCACATACGCCCCGACCAAGTCCAGCTTGCCCGCCAGTGCGCAGAGGTCGGTGATGTCGCTGACGTAGGCTTGGTGTTCCTCCATGCCCATCTTTTTCGCCTTGCCGATGTCGATGACTTCGGCGGAAGGCTGCGGGACCGGTGGGTCTGCCGGGTGGTCGACCACCGATCCCGCAGACGAAGCCTGCCGAGTTGGCTCAACCGGCTTCTCAGACACAGCCGCGACCGGAGGTGCCTTCGGTTCTGGCTGTTGGCCTGTCTCTGCTCGGATGCGCTCTGCCACCGCCTTCGGCAACAGCCGCATCGAAACATCTGAAAACGCCGCCATCTTGACTTCCTTCACCACCTCATCGGTGTAACCAAGCGATTTTGCTTCTGTCGCATCCATCAGCCGGTCTTCCTTCAGCAGCGCCTTGACCTTGCTGGTGGTCTGGCCGGATCGCGCCGCGTAGGTGGCGATGATCGACTTGTCGATGCGGTCGAGGTCTTCCGCAACAGCGCGCATGTCGTCGGCATTGCCGAACGAAAAACCGGACGCATTGTGCAGCAGCAGGAACGAGTTCTGCGGCATCACGATCTTGTCGGCTGCCATTGCGATGTAGCTGGCAATCGACGCCGCGATCCCGTCGACCCGCGCCGTCACCTTGGCTTTGTGGTTCTTGATGGCGTTGTGGATGGCCACGCCGTCGAACACGTCGCCACCGGGCGAGTTGATGCGCAGCGTGATGCTATCCACGCCATCGCCCAGCGCACCAAGGTCATCGACAAACGATTTTGCGCTGACCGTTTCTTCACCCCAGAACGACGCGCCGATGGCGTCGTAGATCGTGATTTCCGCCGTGTCGCCTTTCTCTGTCGCCTTCATCGTGTACCAAGGGCGCATTGTTCGCTCCTATGCTGCGTCTGCTGCGTCTGATGCTGCCTGATCGGCAGCTTCCGCCGCTTGATCCTGTGCCGCCTGATCGGCGGCGTCCTGCGCGGCCTGCTCGCTCGGCGTGTTCGGCTGATTGGCCGCCGCGTACACCACCGGGAATACCAAATCCAATTCTTCCTCACGCTCTGCGTCGGCTGCAATGCGCTCATCATTCAGCACCGGATCGAAGCCCTCGGCCTCGATGACATCGCTGCGTGACTTGAAGCCGCTGTCCACCGCCAGCTTCTCGGCCTGACGATCCTTCAGCGGGTCGACCCAATCATTGCGCTGCGGTATCCACTTGCATCGCTGATAGTCGGCCTGCCGCAACAGGTAGTCGCTGCTGCTGATCGGCAGGGCTTCGGCAAGGACGGCGGTGTCGAGCCAGCGCCGGTAGATCGGCTGGCACATCTGAAAGACGAAGACGTTGTGCTGGAATTGCTCCAGCTTGCGCCGGTACTCGACAATCGATCCACGCAATGAACTGTAGTTGGCGCGTCGAAGATCGGACGTGCAGAGCGAATACGGAATGCCCAGCGCACCGAACACCGCCAACTGCTGCCGATACTGATAAGCCTCGTATGTCCCGCCGACATCCGCAGGTTCGCTGAACTTGATGTCCTCTCCCGGCAACAGCGTCTGCAACGTGCCCGGTTCAAGACCGGATAGGCCGATGCCTTCCTGTTCAGACGTGGTGTCAAGCCCGTCCACGGGAATGACATCCTCTGGTGCCGGGGAGGTGACGAAGCCCGCGAACATTGCCGCAATGCGTTTGCGCTCAAGCTCCGCGTCGTCGTACTGATCGAGAAAGAACAGCCGTATGAGCGACGGCGTGATGAGCGGCACACCACGCATCTGGCCGGGGCGTGTGCATTTGAAAATGTGCAGCACCTCGGACGCCGGAACGCGCACCGGGTCCATGCTCGTGACCTGCTCGATTGGCATGTCGCCGGGATGGATCGGGTAAAACCAGTACGCGGCGCGGCGGCCAAGGAAATCGAGTTCGATGCCGTTCATGATCCAGTTGCCGTTGTCGGCCTTCTGGTTCATCCAGTACGGGCACATGTCGCTTTCCAGCAACTGCACCTGCATCGGCACAAGGAAGTCGTCACTCACGCGGCGATTGCGATAGCGGATGAAGCACTCGCCCGCTTCGAACAGCGCGCGGGCGACGATGGTCTGCATTCCGTACAGGTCGGCAATGCCGTCTGCATCACATTCGTCGGTCCAATCCAGCCACAGCTTCATGATGGCTTCGCGCAAGTCTTTGTCTTCGGTGAACAGCGATGACGGCTTGATGCCGGTGCCGATCAGGTTTGCGACGAAACTTTCACAGGCGGCATTGGCGTGTGGATTGTTGCGCAGCACATCGCGTGTGCGGGCGCGCAACACATGACCCGACGATGTGAGGATGGTGTTGGTGGTGTACTGCGACGGCGTCCAGCCCTTGAGCCGTCGCCGGTAGCCGCCGCCATCGTAGCCGGTCGACCACTGCGTCGTGCCGTTGTTGCCGACCATTGTCGACGGCTGCTGATTTGTGAAGCGCCGCAGCACCGGACCAAGGATGCCTTCATTGAGTGCGTTGCGGATCGCTCCCATCACAAACCTTTGTCGGACGGCGATGTCATGCGGATTTGTCGGATGCGTCCGCCGCCACCGTCCAGTTCTTCTTCCATTGCATTGAGGATTTGCCGAAGCTCGTTAAGCGAGCGGAAGTCGGTGCGCTTGTCGCCGTAGCCAGCGCCCTCGACACCCGACACGATGACGGCGCGCAACGCATCGATCTGCGCCTGTGTCGGGGCCAGACTTTTTCCGTTGATGGTGCGGGGCAGACCGTACTTCTTGCGCAGAAGTTTTGTTTGCAGGCGAAGATCAAGCGAGCGCATCACGCTCCCAGATAATTT